GAACAATTCTGTTACGACGTTGTATATCATTTACAGTAAGATTTGCATGTTTGCCATCAAGAGCGAAAAGTTCTTTAAAACTTACAATATAATATCGTCCTTGTTTATGGAGAATATGAGCACTCTGGTATAGTTTTTTTTCTTTTCTTGATGCAACTCCAATACGTGTTAGAGTTTCACGTACTTTTAAAAAGTCATCTGGTTCATTAAGAATAACCTCCACCATCATATCGGGAGACCAGTTTACTTGTGGTTCAATTGTTTGGTTAGTCATTTCATTCCGCCAGTTTCAAGTCGTTGTTTTATGAAGTTCAATTGAGTTTTGTTTAGAATTTTTAAAGCTTGAATTGCCTTATCATTACTATAACCATAGTAACGTTTTACATACTCTAAATCTTGAACTTTATCTTTACGGATCCAGGGAGAAAATCTCTTCCGTTTCCTCAAAGTATTTAGATAAAATGAATATTGCATATCTTTGTCTAATGAATGATTCATATTCATTTCATTTGCAAAAAGAATGCATTCAATATGTGCAGACAAACATTTATTAATGATATATGGTGCATAATCTTTTTTTGAAGTTTTATCTTCTTCCATTAAATTTTCTTTAGTAAAATTAATGGAATTCAACCAATCTTTCAACTCATAAGTCATCGTATAATCTCCAAGTTAGAACCAGGTTCCCATATCTCAAGTTTAGTTCTTAATCTTCCTTCAGACTTTAGTTTTTCATATCGGTTAGATGCTTTTCTTTTCCACCACTCAATCACATCATCAACTTCGTGACCAAATTTCGAGAGGTAGTACCTTTTCTTTTCTGTAAGGGTTTTTGCCTTATCAATTACATCATTAAACTCCTTAAGTTTTTCTTCACTATTAAGAGACTTACGAATAATCGCAATCATCTTTTGTTGAATTTTGAGTTTTTTGGATGATTTATCAGCAGAAATCAAACGTTCCCCACCGTTCCTTTCATTAAACCACCAGAAGAAATCACGAAACTCACCATCGTGAAACAAGGGCAGAAAATTACTTTCAGTATCTCCAATGTGGCGAAGATATGGTTTTAATCCGTCATACATAGACATCCCCTTCGTAGTTCCATACAAAGAGGTTGTTTCAAAGTATTTTAAATCAGTTCCATACTTTTGATCAAATTGTCTCTTTAATTCATTAGAGCAAGCAAGAAGAGCAAGAAGTTTACCTCCCAGATAATTGTATCCAAATGGTTGCACAGGAACTATATTAAATCCCATCACAAACTCATCATTAATTACATCAAGAGGAAGAACTTTACTGAAGTGATCGTTTCTTGGTTTTGAATTAATAGTTGGAGAACCAAAACGAACTACTCCCAAAACCTTTTGAGTGTTTGTTTCTTCCACAATCCACTTATGAGTTCTTCCTGGAATTGCTTCCTCCACCGCATTTGATGCAGTTAGATTAAGTGTTTCCGAATACAACCATTGATTAAACCGCGAAGATGGTTTTGGATCAGTATCTACAATATGAATACGAATACTCATATCTTTTGGATGAATATCAAATTGGTCAAACATTTCTGTTTCTGCACCAAATAATGATCCGGGACGAGAAGAAATTCTATCCTTTTTTACAAAACGAAGATAATCATCAATCCTATTAAATTGGGAATAATAATTTATAAACTTATTCGCAGCGTAAACTGCGTCTTTATCAGAAAGAATTAAACTCACTTGAACTCACATTCACACATTAATTCAGTAAGAGCGGCCAGAAGATTGATTTCCTGGTCCGCTACAAAACTTCCCTGATACTGATACTTAGCAATAATAAGAACTGCCGCTGGAATAGATGCGGGAACTAGATTATCATACAGAGAATCATAAATCTTACGGAGAATTGTAGTTGTGTCGTTATCTAGATTAGATACAACCCATTTCCTAACTTCAGTAAAGTTTTTATCTTTCAAGTTTTTAATCAACTCATTTATAGAAATATCAGAAAATGATGCTAAAATCCCAGCATCAATCTTTCCACTTGTCGCATACCGTTGACACTCATTAAGAACTCTACGAAAATCTGGAAAGTACGTTGATACTAATTCAGCAAGAACTTTTTGATCATATTCAATTCTTTCTAGATTTAGAATTGTTTGAAGGCGATTGAAGAAGTTTGCCGCGAGTTGTGCTTTTTGCTTTCCCCTAATAGTAAAATCAATACAAGCACAACGTGAATGCAATGGTTCAATGATTTTGTTCTTGTAGTTGCAGGTGAAGATAAATCGGCAGTTGTTATAAAATGCCTCAATATTTGCACGTAGAAGCATTTGAACATCATTGCCCGTATTATCTGCTTCGTCAATAATAATGACTTTGTGTTTAGAAGAACCAGTCAGGGACATTGTAGATGCAAAGTTCTTTGCTTGATTTCTCACAGTATCTAAGAACCGACCTTCATCAGATCCATTGATTATATAAAAATCTGCTCCAAGTTCATTACAGAGTGCTTTTGCAATTGTAGTTTTACCAATACCAGGAGGTCCAGACAGGAGTAGATTTGGGATTTCACCCTTTGCCACAAACTCTTTAAATGTTTTTTTAGTATCATCAGGAAGAATGCAGTCATCAATTACTTGAGGCCTGTACTTTTCCACAAAAAGGAATTCACTTGTCATAATTTAATTTACCCAATTAGGTTTTCTTTCAGGAGTACGAAGGTAGTTGTCTTTCACCCAAGGTTTGGTTGCAACATACCTTTGATATGCGGTAATCGTATCAATAGTATTATTATACTTCAAATCATCTGGCATTGCACGAGCAAAGTCACTGACCATACGATGCATTACAATTGATTTTCCAACTTTTTTGTGAAAGAGTTTTTTTGCTTCAAACAAAGTTTTGGCGCAAGAATGTATTTTTCCGTAGCGAAAATTATATTCTGCAGTAAGAGCAAGTCCGTGGGAGATTCCCCAGGCAAGGTTTTCATAGGATTCACTCAACCAAATAGTACAAGGATGGTTCCTAAAGGCACCTTTTTCAGTTTTATAAGGAGTTCCATCTGCTTTATAGACTTCCCCCCAATTATGATACCAATTAGAGTAAATAATAGAAACCATTTGACACATTTCAAGACTCATCTTGCAAATGTGGCGGTCTGGAAGTTGTTGTGCAGCTAGTTGTGGATGTGAATCCACTGCAAAAATATTCATAATAAAGTAATAATGTTATCAACCAAAAGTACTATCAGGTTCTAGAGCAACCCAATAAGATACATCAATATTTGTATTTTTAAACTGTGCGAGAAGTTTTTGAGAGATCACCACATCATAATTCCCTGGTAGAATTCTAAGATTTTCTACTTTAAAGTTGAAGGTGAATACATCATCAGTCTCTCCTACAACTACAGAAAAATCATTTGAAGTGTCATTCTTCTTATCACGAACAACTAGTTTCACAACACCCGCTTCTCCTACTACGGAAAAATCTGGAAGTTGATACACTGCAGCCGCTTTGAGTAGGCGATCTAGTTCTTTGGTATCTAGAAGAAAGCAGACATCTTGACTAGGAAGATTAATTGACTTATCAGGAGGAGTAATAATCACGCTAGGGTCAGCAAAAAAATACTTGGATCGTGATTTACCCTCACGAATCACAATATAGTTATCGTTCCCAAAGTCAAGTTCAGCATTCTTATGAATAGAAAGACCATTTAGAAATTGATTGAGATCATAGATACCGAAATCTTTAGGAAAATCCTCCTCAATAGTTGCTTCTGCAAGAATATTTTTCATCACACTAATTGTTTTTAGTGTATTGCCTTGCTTGAACAGAAGTGACTGGTTGATTCCAGAAAAGTTTTTGAGAATAGAAATAGTATTGTCAGATAGTTTCATAATAATTAATCAGCGTGTGAATTCAGTAAGTCCATTATCTTTACGAGTATAATGCCCGTCAAAGTGGAGAAGTAGCATAGCATAGTGAATGACCTTCATCAAGTCACGCTTATTGCGTCCATCCTTGTCTCCATAACGAGAACCATATTTGAGGATGTTTGCCTGACAGAAACCTGCTGCCAGTTTCTTTGCTGCCATCAGATCAATAGTCTGAATATCAGCATAACCATCACTATCGCCACAATAATGTCCGTGATAGGTGCTGGTCACATAATCCTGAATTTCTTTCAAAATTTTATCTTCGTTATATTTCCAAAGATGATTTGTTTTATCAGTCATAGTAAAAGAAGTTTTTGTAAGGTCAAAGTACCCACTATGTTCGTTAATAGACATAGCGGATTCAACTATATTTGGCATTGGTCTCCAGTCGTTGTCTATTTTAATTTGATCATCCATAATGAGGGGAAGGTCATAGTTTTACCTACCCCTCATTATATCAGAATTGCGGGATGTTGTCAAGATCATCAGTCCAATGAACTTCAATAGGCATTACAAAGTCGGCATCAATCTTATCATACAGTTCCAAGAAGGCAGTCTTGGTCTCATCATCAAATCGGTTTACACATACTTGAATCGCTTTTGCTTTATCACCAAAGATACTGTAAGCACGAATGATATGAACTAGACGACGAGTGCTGATGATTTCATCAATTCCACCATCGTAGAATGTCTTACGAATAATATCACCCCAATCAGCAAGCCTCTTACAGAAATCAGAATCTTTCACATTCAGTTGAGATGCAACACCTTCAAGGATCTTAACTTCAATAGAAGTGGAAGGATACTGTTGCTCAAAAGTCACTGGGAAACGTTCTAGAAAAGCCTCATTCAAAATATTAGTACCGATGAATCTACCATCCTCACTACCCTTACCCTTAGTGTTAGCAGTTGCAATCACATTAAACCCAACGGCAGGTTTCGCAAAACGACCAATCTTTTTCAGGAAGACACCTTTACCTTCTAGAACTGACTGAAGACAGAGGATTTTATTAGATGCAAGATCAATCTCATCGAGAAGTAGGATTGCGCCACGTTCAAGTGCTTCAATGACGGGTCCATTGTGCCACACTGTTTCGCCATTAACAAGGCGAAAACCCCCAATAAGATCATCTTCATCAGTTTCTACTGTAACATTTACACGAATCAATTCACGGTTGAGTTGAGAACACGCTTGTTCAACACTAAGCGTTTTACCATTACCGGAAAGACCCGTAATGAACGTAGGATAAAAAATACGGGATTGAATAATACGTTTAATATCGCTAAAATTGCCAAACTTGACAAATGTATCATCTTTATCTGGAATAAGGTTTTGATGAACCTCAGGTAGAACTGTAATATTAGCGTAAGAACGCTCAATTTGTTCAACTTTTTGTTGAGTCACTTCTAGGTTCCAACGTCCACGATTGGTTTTAAATTGCTCTAGGCGGCGAGTAACTGTGGGATAAGATAGATTTTTAGAAGCACAAAAACCTTTAATATCAGCAGAGGTTAGTTCTAAACCAAAAGTTTCTTTGAGTGCATTGACAATTTGATCGTCAGTCATTTTGGTGCGAGACATGATGAATGTTTTGTTTCAACTGAAGTTATTATATAAGAAAAATGCTGCTCACTACGCACTCAGTGGTCAGTTTACCAACTGGTCTTTCATTTATTGCCCCAATTATCGGCACCAACTTTACGACATTTTACAAGAGCCCCTGAAGCATAGGCCGAAGGCCAAACACGATAACGGGATTTTACTTTTTTATAACAATTATCTTTTTCACCTACTTCCTCTTGAGTTACAATTTTTGCAGATCCTGTTCTATTTGGATTTGGATCTTCCCTGCGTTTTTTCTTTGCTCTCTTTTCTCTTTCATCTTTATCTAGGGATACACGATCATCCGGGTCTCTACAATATGGTTTTGTAGTTTGTCCTGGTTGTTTTGCACAAGGTTTTCCATCGTATTTACCACCAGTCTGAACCCATCCACCACCCTTAAACCAATCCTTAAGAGAATATCCTGGATCTTTTGCAGATTTACCATCAATTTTTTCTGCAATTTGATCAGATATTTGAATGAACTGCTTAAAAGTTTTCATTGTATAAACTTTTTAGGTATTTATCAAGCAATAAGTTCTACAAATTCTCCAAGAATTTTCTTGTTCAGTTTCTTT